AGCCGCAGCCGCAGGCGCCGATCACCCCCGGCACTCAGCCGTGGAAGGCCCCTCAGGTCGCGCAGCTGCCGAACATCAGCCCGATGGCGCTGAACAATCTGCAGCAGCAGCTCAAGGCCGGGTTGCCGCCCGCGCCCCAGGCGCCCGCGGCTCCGAAGCCCGAGCCGCAGATCGACCCGCTCAACCTGCCGTCCTCCATCACGAAGTCCGCGAAGAACCTTATGGGTGGCGCTGCTGTGGTGCAGGAAATGCGGCAGAAGGAGCAGGCTCGGGCCGCTGTCGCTCAGCTGCCGTCTCCCGCAGTGGAAGGCGCTCCGCTCGACGTCACGCAGAACCCGCAGATCGGCAAGCGCGCTTCGCAGCTCGTGAGTGCATCAAAGGCCCTCGCCGCGTTGACGCGCGATCCCGAGGCAGAGGCGGCAGCAGCCGCTGAAGTCAAAGCCCAGAAGGATCAGGCCGCCGCCGACAAGGCCCAGGCCCGTGACGCTGCTAAGGCGCAGTCCGCCACCGAACGTGCGACGGCCTTGGCCGAACGCGCCAAGGTGAAGGCTGATGCTGCCGCTGTCAAAGCCGAACAGGTGAAGCAGCGCGAAGTGGCTAAGGCCGAGCTGGCGCATGCCAAGGAAGCGGCCAAGCTCGCCGCCGCCAAGCTGAAAGCCACCGCGCAGCCCAAGGCCGACCCTGAGGCGCCGAAGGCCGCACCGCAAGCCGAGAAGGCCTACGCGCCGATCCCCGACGAGCTACTGACCCGCAAGGGCCTCAGTGACGAGCAGGTGTCAGCACGTGAGGTGGCTGATTACGCCCCAGGTCTGCAGAAGAAGTACGCTCAGAACATCCAGTTCCGACGTTCGACGCTGCGCAACCGGCTTGAGGACATCGCCAACGAAGCCAACGACGTCGACAGCTCTGCGCTGGGCAAGCTCTATCACCAGATGGACCACAGCCACAGCCAGTCGGAAGTCCAGCGCCACCTCGCGCATTGGACATCCAAGATGGACCCTTCGACCAAGAAGGCCGTCCACGCCGCCGTGGCTCCACTGCTGAAGCTTTGGAAAGAATGACGAACAAAATCGTGAGGGGGGTCAAGATCAAGAAGATCCCCCTCTTCGGCCGAGTAGACAAGCGTTGCCGCCCGCGTCCCGACATCAGTGCTCTCCAGAAGGAGAAGTGGCAGGACCCGGAGTTTCGTGAGCGCATGAAGAAGCGCGACGAAGACCGCATCGCAGACCTCAAGGCCAATCCCGAGAAATACTCCAACGCGGGGATCCCCTGGGGTCACACCCGCGCATCTGTGCAGCCCCTATGGGACCGCGCCAACGAACTAGCCGATAGGTTTATCAAAATCATGGAAGACAAAGGCGAACTGCCGCGCGACGAAGTCGTGCTGCTTGCCACCGAAGACGGCAAGGTTGAAACCGTGACGGTCCCGTCGACCGAAGACGGTATGGCCAAGGCCGCCCTGCGGGAAGCCTTCCTGTATGCGGTCGGCCCCGGCGATAAGAAGACCAAGATCCAATACATCAACACCGTTCTGGCGTTCACGAAGTCGAAGCCCGAGAGCAAGTCCAAGCTGACGCTCAACAAGGCCGAGGACTTCCTCGACGAGATCATCCGCGGCGATGACTGACGAGCTGACTGAGAGCCAGAAGAAGGCTCGCAAGCGGCTCTACGAAGACTTCGCGTTCTACGCCAAGCACTGCATCAAGATCAGGACGAAGCAGGGTAAGATTGCCCCGCTCGTTCTCAATCGCGTGCAGCAGCGCTTCTCAGAACGCGTCATTGCCCAGCTGCAGCGCACCGGCCGCGTGCGCATGGTCGTGCTCAAAGCGCGCCAGCAGGGCCTCTCCACCGTCATCTCAGCCCTCCAGTATTGGTGGCTGTCGCAGCGCAAGGCCCAGAAGGGTCTCGTCATGGCCCACGAGGCCGAGAGCACGACGACGCTCTTCGACATGTACCGGCGCATCCATGACAACGTCCCCGACATCGTACGCCCTTCGACGAAGTATTCCTCACGCTCAGAGCTGGTCTTTGACAAGCTTGATAGCGGACTTCGTGTTGCGACTGCTGGTGGCCGCGGTGTTGCTCGCGGTGAAACGCTCACCTTCGCGCACCTCTCCGAGGTCGCGTTCTGGCCTGTGGCGTTCGCGAACACCAACTTCAACGGTCTAGTCCAGGCAATCCCCGACGAGCCCGGCACGTTCATCTTTCTGGAGAGCACCGCGCAAGGTGTGACCGGCAAGTTCTACGACATGGCCCAGGGTGCCGATAAGACCCCCGGAGACACGGACTGGAACGGCTACGAACTGTTCTTCTCTGCGTGGTTCGAGAGCGACGAGTACCGAGACCAAGCAACTGCTGACTTCCAGCGGACGCCCGAAGAAGAGGACCTGATCAAGGCGTTCTCCGATAAAGGGCTCACCTCCAACGACCAACTTTACTGGCGTCGTAAGAAGGTGGCAACGAACGGGCTCGACCTGTTCAAGCAAGAATACCCGGCGACCGCCGAAGAGGCGTTCCTCTCGACCGGCCGCCCAATCTTCAACAACGAGTACGTCACCGAGCGCCTCCGAACACCGAAGGCCCCGCTGACAATGATGGCCGTCGAAGAGACATTCGACGAGAAGAACGGCCGGCCTCTGCCGCTGCGAGTGTTGCGTGAGCACGCCCGCGGTGAACTGAAGGTCTACCGGCAGCTCGATCCATCAGAGACATACGTTATCGGCGCCGACGTGGGCATGGGCCTGCGCCAGGGCATCAAGGGCAGGAAAGATGGGGACCCGAGTGTCGCCCAGATCCTCGACAGCCAGATGCGCCAAGTCGCCGTATGGCGTGGCCTCTGCCACCCCGACGTATTCGCGAAGATCCTAGAGACGCTGGGCTACCACTACAACAGCGCCACCATCGCACCCGAACGCAACAACCACGGCCTCGTAACCTGCGTTGCCCTGCGCGACAGCAACTATCCGTATCTCTACACCGAGACGATGGAGGGAACGCTGGACGCAGATCGCGACACCATCAAGCTCGGCTTCTTCACGTCTGAAGCCACGAAGCCGCTGATCATCGACAAGCTCCGTGCCCTCGACCGAGAGCGCGAGATCGAAATCAACGACGAGACCACGCTGAAGGAAATGAAAACCTTCGTCGTGAGCGAGAGCGGCAAGATGGAAGCCGAAGCCGGCACTCACGACGACACGGTCATGGCCCTCGCCATCGCCACGTACGTCCACGAGGGCAAGTGGCGACCCGTTGCCGTATCCGACGACTTTTACACCGAAGCAATTTAAGGACCAATGGCGAAGAAGCCAGCTATTCTCACGGACGAAGAGATCATCGCCAAGGTCTCTGCCAAATCGACCAACAGCGTTAGCTGGTTCGACAGTCGCCTCGCACGAGAGCGAGAACGCGTCACCCGCTACATCAACGGCGACCTACCCAAGCGATCCTCAGAGGGCTCCAGCTCCTATGTGAGCAGCGACGTCTACGACAGTGTCGAGATGCAGCGCGCACAGCTGCTGGAGGTGTTCGCTGGCGGCGAGCACATCGCGCAGTTCGATCCTGATCAGGACATGAACGCGGAAATGTGCCGCGTCGCTACCGAGTATGCGTCCTACGTCATCTTCCGGGCCAACCCTGGCTACAACATCATCAGCAGCGTCATGTACGACGGCCTCACGGCCCGTGCCGGCGTCGCCAAGGTGTACTGGGAGAAGAAGCACACATACAGCGAGGAGACCTTCGAAGGCCTCCAGTACGATCAAGCGCACGCCATCGCGGCCCAGGACGATGTCGACGAGTTCGACGCCGACCTCGACCCCGCAACCGGCACCTTCCATGGCACTCTCACGCGCAAGAAGGACGTCAGCAAGACCTGCATCGATCCGATTGCTCCCGAAGAGTTCCTGATCGAGCCCCTGGCCACTTGCGTCCTAGAGGCCAAGTATTGCGGCCACCGCACGCCAAAGACACGCGCGGAGCTGATCGACCTGGGCTACAAGAAGTCCCTCGTGATGTCGCTGCCCGCCGACGACGCCAAGGAGCTGCAGTTCAGCCCCGAGGTCCTCGCGCGCAACGCACCGACCCAGAGCAACGATACTGACAACGATCCGGTAGACGACACGCAGGAATATATCGTCCTGTATGAAAGCTACATCCGAATGCAGATCGACAGCGCTAAGGGCGCCCGTCTGTACAAGATCGTCCACGCTGGCGGTAAGCTTCTCGACAAGCCGGAAGAGGTCGATAAGGCCCCCTTCCTGGCCTACGTCCCCCTGCCGCTGCCTCACGTGTTCTACGGCCACAACTTCGCGGCCCGCGTGATCCACACGCAGAACGCCCGCACGGTTCTCTTCCGCGGCGTGCTCGACCATACGGCCATCACCACCAACCCGCGGTACGCCGTGGTCAACGGTGGCCTGATGAACCCGCGTGAACTGCTCGACAACCGACTGGGCGGCATCGTCAACGTGCGCAGGCCCGACAGCGTCTCGCCGTTCCAGCAGAACCCGCTCAACCCGTACATCTTCCAAGTTCTCAGCACACTCACCGAGAACAACGAGAAGTCCACGGGTATCTCTGCGCTCTCGCAGGGCCTCAACAAGGACGCCATCTCGACCCAGAATTCCAAGGGTCTTGTGGACAACATGATGAAGGCCTCGGGTGGCCGCGGGAAGATCATGGCGCGTAACTTCGCCTATAACTTCCTCGTCCCGCTCATGCTTGAGGTGGTCCGTCTAGGCATCATCTACAAGGACAAGCGCGTCATCCAAGTCGCTGGTGCTGACCTTCAGGTCGACGCCGAGGCGTGGACTGAGCGCACGACCTGCACCGTCTCCCAGCACCTGGGCTACGGCGAGAAGGACACTGCCGCCAACGAGCTTGGCCTGGGTTACAAAGAGATGTCTTCGGATCCAATCGTGAGCAACATGATGGGTCAGAAGGGTCGCTACGAGATGCTGCACGACATCGCGAAGCTCAAGGGCTTCAACCGGTTCTCTGCCTACCTCGATCCCAACGCTCAGCCTCCGGGCCCCGATCCTCTCAAGGTTCGCGAGCTGGACATCAAGGAGAAGACGGCCGACGCCGCAGCCCAGTCTGTTCAGGTCAAGCAGGCCGCAGACAACCGCCTCTACGCCGCCACCCAGTCCAAACTGGAGCAGTCAGGCGCCAAGCTACACCTCGACGCGCTCAACACCGACCGCACCAACGACCGCCAGGACGCCGATACAACTGCACGGATCCAACAGGGTCAGGAGCAGATCGACGTCGAGCGGGAGAAGATTGCGGCCGCGGAGCGAACGGCCAAACTCAACGCCGCCGCTAAGGCTGCACAGCCTAAGGCATCACCGCACTAATGTGGAATACGCTACGATCTGCACTGGGACCGTGGGGCATCGTGCCCTTCGGTGACCATATGCCAGACAACTCCCTCGGAGACATGAATGCGCTTGCAAAGGCGCATGCTGACGCCAGGGCACAACGGCTCGCAGCGGGACCATCGGGGAGCCTAATGGGCCCCCCGGCCCCTCCTGCGCCCTCGCCTCCCATCTCCGGCATCAGTCCCGGCTATCAAGACACGCCGTCGATTAAGGGCCTGATCAACTCCGGCAACATCGACATCCACAAGCGGCCTATCGTCCGCAACCCTGACGGCACCATCAGCACCGTACGCTCCCTGTCTGCCAACTTCGGCAACGGCGAGGTGCTCATGCCAACGGTCAGCGACGACGGGCGCGTCATGTCCGACAAGGAGGCGATGGACACCTATCGCAAGACAGGTCGGCATCTCGGCGTCTTCGACACTCCAGATAACGCCACGGCCTACGCCAAGAGCCTCCACGAGGATCAGGCGAAGGAGTACGGAGCCAAGGCCCCGCAGATGCCGTGGTGGGCTTCCGGCGACATGACCAAGATGTTCCCCGGCGCTGCTCCTCCGGCGCCCTCACCT